TCAATTAACCACTCCACTGCCGTTTGTTGTTTTGGCTTACCCGTGTTGTTTTCCTTTGCAAATTGATTAACCTTGTCAAGGTACTCAACTGCATTCATCTCCGTTTGTTGTTTATTGTTTGTCATTTGTTACCTCCTTGTATTGGAACTTCTAAAACTTGCACTCCGCAATGGTCTGCGTTATCCCATAAAGTAGAATCATCACAATTTAGAATCTCTAATAAATGTCTTGCTTCTTCTTCCGTTGTTTCTTTAGTATTGTAGATGATGAGAGTTCTTTTTGTGGTGATTGGTGCTAAATTCATAATATGTTTCTTAATCATTGATTCATGAAATTTTTCTGGGTAATTTTTAAGGTAATCTCTAATTGCCTCAGCAGTGTTTAGCACTTGTTCTTCGGTGTATAGTTTCATACTTTGTTTATTGTTGCTCATAGTTCAATACCCTAAATCCTTTTTAACCACGCTTTGTTTCGCCTGGCGTTCGTTGTACTTCTTGCCACGCAATTCGGGTGTTTCTTCTTGAACCAATCTGCGAACCCTTGTGATGGTGTCCGATGATGTTAGTTTACCAAATGCCATCAGTTTGAAGAATGTTTGTGTTGGGGTACTTGATGCGGGATAGCCGTGGGCTTCCATTTCAAGTTTCCAGAACCACGCCACCAATTGTTGGTCGTTGTCTTTGAAGTCGGAGTATTGGGTTAACAACTCAATCACCGTTTTTTTAATGTCCATTTTCATTTGTCTTTGATTTTAAGATTAACGCCATTTTTGTGGCTTTGTCCAATGTTTCAATTGCCGTTGGGGATGACATTAAATGATCCACGATGCTTCCCACCTGGCGGTGTTTGTTTTCGTTTTCAATGTTTCGTTTTATGTGTGCGTTTTTGCGTTGTTCAAAATCGTACAACCATTGTTTCATGGTATCGTATTCCACCAAATCCGCTTCGTACATTTTATGTTTGGTTACAAAGTCATAACCGATTTTGAGCAATACCAACGATAATCGTGAATCGGCATCGTGTTCCCAATATGCCTTGATAAAATCGTTTTTCAAATGCTTCAATGTGGTTATGCCTTGTTGGTAAACTTCTTCATCGGTGTACACCACCTCCGCGGGGGCTTTTTCAAACGGGTTGTACCTGGGTACTTTCACATCCTTGATAAACCGATTGATGATGTTTGTGAGGAATACTGCGTTGATTTTTTTAACGCGGTGAATGTCCGACATCGAACCAATCAAATACGCATCAAATGCCTTTTCAAATAAAAGGAAGTGGTAACGGGAATAAGTTTGTTTCAGCAAATCCACGATTTCTTTCATGGCTTCGTTTGGTTCAATATCGCCAACCCGAACCAATTTGTCAATGGCGGTGGCAATTTCAATGTCCGTTAGGTCGTAAACCCATTGTTTATTTGTCATGGTGTAAATATATTATCTAAATTGATCCAACCAACTTCCCTTATTTTCCACACTCTGTTGATAAGGTAGTTCATCGTTCCATCGTTCTTGTGAAATGTAAGTTGCGAAATGTGGGATAAAATCCATTTTTTCGGCCTTGCGGTGGCTTTGTATGTAATTTGGTACATGGTTGATAATATGCAACCGATTGGTTTCGGTTAATCGCTTAAATCGCTCGTATGCAACTTTCTTTGGGCCAACCTTTGTGTATGCAATCCAAACTTGTTCAAATTGCTCTTTGATTAAGTTATTATCTACTTTCTCATTTACAATTTCAATTTCATTTTCATTTTCATTTTCCATATGTAGAACATATGTTTTTGATGTGATTAACATATCTTCTTTCTTTTTCCTATTATTCCTTCTTGATTCGGAATACGCTTTACGCTTATCAACTTCTTGTTCCAACCTGGGATTAAAATAGTTCCCCGCCTCATCGCGTTCAAACTTTTCAAAGATATCTGCATCATGTGTGCCACATATCTTTAACATATCTTTTTCGCTCAACCTACCTTTTTGGTGTTGGGCGCACATTAATCGTATGAATTTGCCAACTTGCTCATTGTCCATGAACATCGTGCCAGTTAGGAAGTCACTTGAATAGAATAAAAATGCTGGATCTTTTGACATAAATTAAAACCCCAAACAATTGATGGCGGTCGCAGTGCCAAAAACTGAATGGGGTTGTAAAGATTTTTCAAAGTTATCTGCGACATAACTGTAATACACCACGAATATACAAAAAACAACTATATTTGCAAAGTCCTTTTTGTTATTTGTCATATCAATTGGATTGGGGGGCGTCATTGCCCCCTTCCTTTTTAAGTTGGTACAACGCTATCATCGCCACAAATAAAAATCCTAACCCCATTCCACCCGCGATGATTTGGGCCATGATTGGATAATGCACAATGCAATACCCGTATGCCAATCCCAGAACGATTGTAGTAAATACGATTAGGATGTTTTTCATTTTACGGCTTTGATTAAAATTGAATCTTCGTTGGAAACATACTGTGCGGGTTCGTACACCTCGCCCGTTTGCTCGTTTAGGAACAATCCTTTGTTCATGTTCTTGTACGCCATTTGGTGCAGTTTCTCGCGTTCCTTTAATGCGTTTTTGAGTTCCACCACCTGGGGGATGTGGTCGTATGAATAACGCCCCGCACCCGCTTTTCGTGTTATCTCATAACCCATGTACACTTGCCCGTTCCATTTGGATGCTTCGTTCAATGCCAATGGTTTGATTTGATCTTGAAAGTTCTTGATGGTATCGGCAAGTTCTTTCAACTCGATGTGGAATTGAAGGGGGCAATAATTACCGCCCCCAACTTCCAACATTGTATCGCTCAATGTTTCAATCATGTGTTTCATACGAATCTAAATTTAACGATGTTTCGGTTTGTGTTTTGAACGCGAACCACATCAATGAAACCACCCTTTTCGTACATCTTCAACCAATTTGATAACTCGCTGACTTGATGCCTTGCCTGGATCTTGATGAATTCTTCATCGTAACGATACACCCATTCTTTTCCATAAAATCTTTGTACATCTTCCATGAAATCACGGGTTGATTGGCGTACCCTCCAACCACGGGTTTGTTTGGGTTTGTGTCCTTGAAACAATCGGTTCAAAATCTCCGATGCTTGTTTCAATGTGGCCAACTCCTCCTCTGTGAATTGGCCAAATAATTGTTGTTGTGTCATATCTTGTTATTAAAATGGTAAATCATCGCTTCCCTTGGCGATTGGTTTGTATTGTGATAAGGTGTCGGTGCCAGTCAAAACATACTGCTCAAAGATTTGGGCGTATGCCAATACCTCGTGCAACTTGATGTCGCCATTGATGGCCAAATCCCCCGCAACTTTTAACACGCTCATACGCATGATGTGTTTGCCCGTGTCGGGATCCTTTGGTTTCGGTGCTTGAAATGCGTTTTGTTGAACCTCGGCGGGTTTACACTTGTAATAAATTGTGCCTTGGTACTCACGATCCGTTAACACATAATCCACTTCCTGGCCCACCACAAATTTGGTTTGGTTTTGGGTTTTGGCGTTGTACTCGGCCACATCTCCGTTGGCGAATGAAATTTGAAATTTGTACAACATACCATACTGGCCGTTGTAAGTTCCGTTGGCGGTTACATTGGTTACCGCACTTCTTTTGTTTTGTTCCATGATATTTGATTTGTTAGATTGTAATTTAGTTTTTGTAAAATCTCGAATTGCTTTTCCATTGATAACCCGTTACGCTTGAATTGAAATTTCCATGTGGTAACTGTGTAGTAATTGGTTTGCAATAACTCGGATAACTCTTTGTTTGATTTGCTGAATACTTCGTTTAATGCTTCGTATGTTGTCATAAAATTAAAATGGTAACTTTTGTCGTATGCCTATCGATTGCCCGATGTTATACAACCAGGTCGGATTTTCCATTTCCATCGTTACATAACCACTAAATGGGGTTGCGGTGGATAATGCTTCATGGGCTTGTACATACTTGCGTTCAATGATGTTCACTTTTGTTTTGTAAATTTCATCGTTTTGAACCAACTCAACGAATTGTTCCATCTCCGTACCGAAGATAAAATGCATTGTAAATGTGAATTTCATTTGTCGGCCCTCCCTTTGTACATTCTGCGTTGGTACAACATTTGGGTGAACTCGTCAAATTCGGGGATGATTTCATCGCGTTCAAATTGGTAGGGCTTGGCTTCCTCGATGTTTTGGAAACGCTTGGAATTGCGTTTGATACAATGCCACGCATACATCACCGCAATGGTGATAGGGGCAACAATGATTAGGTAGATTAAATCCATGTCGTTTGTCATATTGTTCCACGAATATACATTTGAAATTTCAAATTCCAAAACATTTGATGAAAAAAGAAAGGGGAATTAATCCCTTTTCTTTGTGAATGGCCTTATTCTTTTGTGAGTGATTGCAACATAGCAATCAACTTTGGGCATGGGTACACATCCGCTTTGTCGGGGCGAACTGAATTGTGGGTATAAACACCTGATTCGTTCTTCAATGCCCGTTTGGTTACTACCCAAATATCCTCATTATAGGTTAAATCAATGCCGTACTTTTCATTCCAAAGGATCAACAAGTCCTTTACGGATTGAATCTGCTCATCGGTATACTTATGCCACAACTTGTATCCTTTGTAGGCCGTTGACAACTCCGTTACTTCATCCGATGGTATTTCACCACCCACATAGTTGTAATACTTTGTGCCTTTCTTGGTCAACGGACCCCAGTTGCAAACCTCAATGCCTATGGATGAACGATCCAGTGGAAGGTATGGTAAACCTTGTCCCATGAAATGTTTTGTTCCCAACCCTAAATGATACGCCCAATACTCACTGCCAAACCCTTGAACGATTGTTCCATCAGTTGAAATGGCAACGCAAGTGGCAACTTTGTTATTGGCTTGTGTCCAAAACTGAAAGGTCAATTCACCGCTTCCGTTACCCGCAGTGTGGTGCAGATAGATTTGGGTTTTTTTAACCGCCTCACGATTAAATGCCCTAAATGGTACTTGTTTAATTTTCATCTTGTTTCTTTGATGCCCCAAAATAAAATGATACTACCATTGTCACGATGGATGTTACACCACCCGCAATGGTAAAATAAATGTCCTTTTGATCCGTTGGGAAATCCCAAAAGATAATTGAAAATAGGATTGCATAACTCAACCCCAATATCGCAATGGCTACAATGCCCGTGATGTTTGTCTTAAAATTGTTCATCCTTGACCTCTGCTTTCCTTTTTTGATTTGTGTTTATTGATATGCTTGGTATGTCTACCCAATTTAATCCGTGGTTTTTTACGGAATGTGGTTGCGTTTGACTTTACTTTCGTTGCCATAGGTATAAACGGAAATACTCAAAATCCTCCTTGCCACCCTCCTCAACATAATTCAAATAAGCGTCATAAGCTGGTCCTTTCAACTCAACCGCCACAACACTTGTATCCAATCCCGCACCAATCATCTTGGCACACAACATTTCGGTCTTAACTTCCATGGCTTCCACCTGGGCTTCCGCCACCTCAACTTTCTCTTTTAACGCTTTCTTTTCTTCCACCTTTGCCTCAACCATCTTTTGTGATGTCATACGAGCCATTTTCGTGACTTCTCCCGCCTCTTTGATGTGTGATTGGATGCGTTGCATTAACACCTCAAATTCATCCACTTGTGGGGCTTGTTTTGCGGTCACACTTGTGAACCAATATCCCACACTGAAAACAATAGTAAAAATGATTAAAAGGTTTCTCATAACTTATTCAATGTTTCTTTGATGCGGATCTCGGTCATGGCACTTGCCAACAAAGAATCCGATTGTTTTAACTTGATTTGCATGATTTCAATCTTTTTGTCCAACGCATCAATCTTGGCATTGGCTTGTTCAATTTGTTCTTTGTACCCCGTACGCAAATCAAAATACATATACCCAACAGCCACCAACATACAAAAAGCCACGGCAGCAACTGGGTTCTTACGAAATTGGTCAAAACTGACGGGCAAAGCATTGGGGGTTTTCTTTGGTGCGGTCATTATACTATGGGATCAGGAACTAGACAATACTCCGAATCGGGATATTTTTCACAAAAGGTTTTCAAATACAATGAATCATCACCGCTAAAAGTATGCACACCGCACGGCTTTGGGAATACCTCAAACGGCGCGAATGATGCGGGGGGTTCTGAATAAAACAGAATGTCAACCGCCCATTTGTCCGACTGCTTAACGCATACGGGTTTGTCATCCACTTTCCCCCACTCTAAACAAATAAACCCAATTTCAACAACTGCGCAATCTTTCCAAGTTGTCACGGTTTCCCCGCTTGGGGTGGTTGTGGTTTGTTGTATGTCTTTTTTTAATTTCTCCCAATCTGCGGGTAAAAATTCAAATTTATGAAAACTTTTCATTGTGTTAAATTGTGGTTAGTGATGCAAGTTCGGCGTTGGTTAGGCGGGTTTTGAATAAAACGGCTTCGTTTACTTGTTTGACATTATTGTCAAAATTACTTACATTCCCAATTAATGAAAACTGACTACAAGTAGGAACCGCACCGCTTACAAGTGTTTGTGTTGTTATTAATGTGCCATCGAGATACGCACTATAATCGTTGTTTTTATAAGCCAAAGCAAGTTTGTGTCTGCCCGTTGTCATTGCTACATCGGTATAAAAACGAATTGTCGTTCCGTCAAATACAACCCATCTGAATTTGTTATCATATTGGTCAATATAAATTGCGTCTGTATTATTCCCATCCCCAATATAAATATAAAAATTGTTAGTTAACCCAAAATTTTCGCCATTATAATTAATATCCACAAACAATGTCCCCTCCGTCTGCCCAATCAACGAACTAATGCCCGTCTTAAAACAAGCATCCGCCACCCTTGTGGCACTTGCTGATGTTGTTGGTATGTAGGATGTGGGGTAACTTGAAACCTCG